CAGCGAGAACGATGGACGCAATCCACTGATAATGATATTACCGTGAACAATATAATGCCAGTGCCTACTGCTGACAGCATAGAAGGATGGGAAGCATCCGCTCAAGCACAGCAAAGCGAAATACTAAACCGCAATGACTAGCTACCAGTTAGCGTTTGAGCCACAGAAAGGCGGTCAATGCTTAGCGCTATCATGCCCTGCTAACGAGATACTATTTGAGGGTACTCGTGGCAGCATGAAAACAGCCACCCAATTAATGAAGTTTCGATCTTATGTTGGTTTGGGCTATGGCGCATTCTGGAAGGGTGTCATATTCGATCTTGAGTTTAAGAACCTTGGCGATATCATATCCCAATCAAAAAAACTGTTTCGTCGATTCAATGACGGCGCAAGGTTTCTGTCATCTAACAGTGATTTAAAATGGGTCTGGCCTAGTGGAGAAGAGCTTTTATTCAGGTATGAGCAGAAAGCTGACGGCTATTGGAATTACCATGGGCAAGAGTTCCCGTTCATAGGGCACAATGAATTAACAAAGCGTGCTGACTCCGAATTCTACGAAAGCATGTTTTCCTGTATGCGTTCATCGTTTAGGCCGGAAGATTACCCTAAGCCGGATGGCGGTTTATTACCGCCTATCCCGTTGATGTGCATGTCTACCACCAACCCATTTGGAGTTGGGCATAATTGGGTGAAGAAAAGATTTATCGATCCTGCGCCTAGAGGAACGATACAGCGCGAGCACATCAAGACGGTCAACCCTCAAAACGATAAAGAAGAAACGGTTACGCTTACACGGGTAGCTATTCATGGATCATGGCGAGAAAACAAGTTCCTCGATCCAGCCTATATCGCGTACCTAATGAATATTAAAGACCCGAACAAGCGCAAGGCATGGGTTAACGGCGACTGGTCTGTTGTTGCAGGCGGTAGGTTCGGCCATTTATGGGATGAGCGCATACACGTTGTTAAGCCTTTTGTGATACCTAGAACGTGGACGGTTGACAGGTCGCATGATTGGGGCGAATCAAAGCCATTCTCTAATTTATGGTTTGCTGAATCTAATGGCGAAGAGTGCGAGATTGATGGAGTAAAGAAGTGTTTCCCGCGTGGAACCATATTCTGTATCGGTGAGTTTTACGGTTGCGAAGAGGGTCAAGAGAACAAAGGCTTGAATATGTCAGCTACTAACGTGGCTAAAGTGGTTAAACAAATAGATAAATCTCTGAAAGACGGTTCTGACGTTGATTGCTTGAGTGGTCAGATTAATATTGCACCAAGCATTATACGAAGAAGTGTTATCGGTGGTGTTGCTGACGGGGCTATTTTTAACAAAGATGATGAACAGAATTCTATCGCATTAAAAATGGAAGATCAGGGTGTATATTGGGAAATGGCAGATAAGTCACCCGGCTCACGAGTTAACGGCGCTGCGGTACTATGCGAAATGCTTGAGGCTGGATTAGAGGCTCTAGATAATGAAAGTAAAATGCCCGAAAGGCCGGCCTTATATTTTTTTGAGAACGTAAGGGGTATAATATCAAGATTCCCAATACTGTCGCGGGACAGCAAGAAGCCCGACGATGTTGATACAACGCAAGAAGATCACGACTATGATGCGCTTAGATATCGTTGCGCAACCAAAACATTCTCTGGAATAACGAAAGTTACACATAAGCGCAGGCTATAAAATATGACAATCAATACAAAATACACTGAGAACGTTGCTCGATATAAAAGAGTGCGTGACGTTGTCGATGGTGAATATAGATTAAAGCAGGTTGATCTTGATAAGATTAGTCAAGTGAATGGCACGGTTAAAAATGTCCCTCTTGCTGGATACCTTCGCGAGTTAAACCCTGCCGATAAAAGCTTATATAACAAAGCCAGAAATAGAGGCTACATCAACGGCGCTCGATTATTTAACGCGACGACAAGAACGTTATCCGGATTGATGGGTATGTTGTTTCGTGTTGATCCGGTATGGCCTGAGTTTACCGGTCGCATGGATTATTTGATTGAGGATGCTGACGGTGCGGGCTTAAGTCTTAACCAGCAAGCGCAGTTAGTAGCATGGAATACCACACAAATTGGTCGTCATGGCTTACTTGCTGATATGCCTCGCAACGATTCAGGTGAAGAAGTTATGATGGGTATGGTTGCTGGTGGGTTTCGTCCAAATATTCAGCAATACACAGCTGAAAACATAGTAGATTACAATGAATCGGTAGTAGATGGCGCTAAAAAGCTCGACCTGCTTATTTTGCGTGAGCAGAATGTAGTTTTTAGCGATAATCGCATTGATCGCGAGATAGAGCATGTGCTTAAAGTTTTTCGATTAACTCCGGATGGCGTTACGGTGCAGATGTATGACGGTGTCGATGGTATTGGTTCAAGTATCGGTGTAGAGATTCCAGTGACAGGCGGCAAGGCAACAAAGCTTGAATCTATCCCATTCTCATTTGTTGGGTCGGTAAATAACAATCCAGAATACGACCTGTTACCGCTTGAGCCGCTGACCGACACTAACCTAGGGCATTATCAAGAAAGCGCTAATCTTCGTTCATCGTCTTATCAATTAAGTGCTGCACAGCTTGTTATCTCTGATGATAAATACCAGCGACTTATAGCAAGCGAAGAAGGGCAAAAAGAAGTAGAGACGGGCGAAGATGTAGCGTTAGTTTTAGGCTCAAGCGGGTCGGCTGCTTTCATTTCCCCTGATCCAAATAATATATCGTCTGATCTAATGGCTAAAGATGAGGAGCGTATGGTTGCATTGGGCGCTCAATTAATCACTAGCGGCGGTGGTGCTGAAACAGCAGAAGCGGCTAGAATCAAACACGCCTCTGATGTATCGGTTTTAGAGAATATCTCTATTAACGTATCAGATGCTTACAATAAGATGTTTGAGTATTGCCACACATTTATGGGTATAGATTCTGGATACCTTGATAAAGCCTCGCTAAACCGTGATTTTTACGACTCTAACCTAACTGCACAAGATATTGATGCGGTAGTAAGGGCTTGGCAATCTGGAGCTATATCGACGGCTGTTAAGGACGCTAGACTACAAAAGGGCAAGCTGATAGGTGAGGGTGTTGATCTTGAAGAAATGAACCAAGAGATTGACGACGAAGCAGGCGACAATCTTGATTTTGACGGGTGACACCATCGGCAGCTACTGTAACGACGCAAACACAATAATCTATTTCTACAGAATAGATACGGGCGAGATCATTAATCAATTTACGGTGCATTAATATGGGCTTAAGTCAGGCAGCGCAAATGCGCGAAAATCTTGTCAATGATCTTATCGAGTGCATAGATAAGCATAGGGTTGAAGTGGGTATGGGTTTATCTGCTTCTGATGTTGTCGGCGCTATAGAGTGGGTTAAAATGGAGGTGTTTATGGAAGCTAACGCTGATTCATTACTTCGTCACACTTCATACTCTCTGGATTAATTATGCCAAAGCTAGAAATAAGCATATCCGAAGAGTTAGGCGAAAAGCTTGAGTTTGTGCAATCTGAAAAAGATGACGGCACAATAGTAATCACTATCATCGAGAGAGATAATGCCTAAAACATCCGATGAACTAATAGCCATAGACGTTCGTAATCAAGTATTACTTGAGCGTTTAAAGGTGGGCGAGCATAAGAAGTTCGCGCCATACCTCAAACGTATTGAGCGTGATGTACGCATACGCATGGGCGACGAAGGCGAAAGCATAGCGACCAAGAAAGCGCTTAATGTTTTATTGACTGATGTTCAGCGTATTCAGAAGGACATTTACGACGAATACATATTACAGTTAACGGGTGATCTTGGTGATATCGCGATCCAGCAATCAGCGTTTGAAGCGAAAAGCTATGAAAAAGTAGTCGTTGATTTTGAGTCAAAGATACCGGCCCCTGCTCAAGTCTTGGCGGCGGTACGCATTAACCCTATGCAGATATCGAACTATGCTGGCGATCCATTGGTCGAGCCATTTATCAGGGATTGGAGCAAGAAAGAAACCGCACGCGTAACCAGCACAATACAGCAAGGATTTTACCAAGGCCAAACCAATCAGCAGATCGTAACGGCTATACGCGGAACTAAGGCCAATAATTTCAAAGACGGCATACTCGATATAAGCAATCGCAGCGCAAAGACTACAGTTAGAACGGTTGTGCAGCACGCCTCTGTTCAGGCTCGAATGGTAACAATGAAGTCCAACTCTGATTTAATCAAAAAATACGAGTGGGTTTCTACACTTGATTCAAAAACTTGCCTAGCAAAAAACGAATTAATACTGATGGGGGACGGATCAAAAAAAGCGATTCAAGATATAAGGGTGGGTGATAGCGTTATAGGTCATTCAGGAAAGCCAAGAAAGGTTATGAGTAGGATGACTAGGACTACCGAACGATTGTTGCGTGTCACCCTTTCCGATGGTAGTATTGTTATGTGCACTGATGATCATTTATGGCTGACATTCAACAGGGGTTGGGTTGAAGCCGGTGACTTGAATGGGGATGATGATATTGTCGAGGGAAAGAAAATATAAAAACAGTTGTGAATTATGCGGGAATAGCTTGGACAAGGTTCCCAGTAAAAAGCGTGACGGATCAACTGCGGAAAATGTATTTTGTGACAGAGATTGCTATCTTAAATACCATTCACAGAAAAATGAAGATGTTGAATGTGGTGGGTGTGGCGAATTGTTTAGTAGGGTTGCGGGCAGGAAGAGCCTAAGTAAATTCTGTTCCATTGGTTGCAGGAAGATAGACTCTACCTCCACGTGCATTTCATGTAAAACTGTCTTCTCTGGAATAAAGTTTCCAAAAAACAGGGATTACATTAGGTCAAAAAGAAGAGTTTGCTCCACTAAATGCTTGAGTGATTTTTATAAAAACGACGAAGATAGGAAAAAGAAAATAAGCATAGCTTTCACAGGAGACAAGCATCCTATGTGGCGCGGCGGCTCATCAAAGGAAAAACAGAGTAGAGGGCATATGTGGGCCGCAATAAGAGAGTCTCTATTTTCGGAAAAAGGGGAGAGCTGTGAGGCTTGTGGTATCAGCAGGGGCGAAAGTAAGACCAAGTATGGTTGCGATCTTCATGTTGACCATATAGTGCCTTGGCATGAGTGTAAAACGGAGCTTATAGCTAACGAAATGTCTAATCTTAGGCCTCTTTGTGTTAGTTGCCATGGAAAGCACGGCGAGAATATCAGGCACGGAAAATATATCGATAAAAATATATCTCCTGTAGAGCGAGTTATGAGGCACTCAAAAACAAAGTTAACCCTTGATCAATGCAAAGAAATCAAATCAATATTTACCTCAGACAGAAAAACGAAATCAAACGTGAAAGAGTTAGCCAGAAAATTCTCTGTTTCGCTTGACACGATAAGAAACATATCAAAAGGGCGGCACTGGTCAAATGAATATATCTAAAATAGAAAAGGCAGGTGGTAGCCATGAGGTATATGATATAGAGGTAGATATTGACCATTCTTTTGTTGTTGCTGGCTGCGTTCTACACAATTCACAAATCTGCCAATCCTTAGATGGAAGGCAGTTTAATATAGGTGAGGGGCCGCTACCGCCCCAACATCCGAATGAAAGGTCAACAATTTCAGCAGTGCTTAATGAGCGTTTTGATTTCCTCGACGAAGGTGCTAAAAGGGCAGCTAAGGGCGCAGACGGTGGCATGCAGGTTGACGCAAAGCAAACGTACTACGGCTTCCTTAAAACCCAGCCAAAGGCATTTCAGGATGCCGCTATAGGGCCAGCAAGATCAAAGCTATTACGCAATGGCGGGTTAAGCTCAGAAGAGTTTGCCCGGTTATCATTGAATAAGAATTTCCAGCCTTTAACGCTTAAAGAAATGGAAAGGTTAGAGCCGGCCGCGTTTGAAAGAGCGGGGCTATAAACCGCAACTTTTTATTTATCCTCTTTTTTGTCGCTAAACTTCCATACCAAGTCTTTCGGCGATAAAGGCTTAAAATTCATATCTTCTATTACATCCCCGTCGTTCAAGATATATTCTTTTCCATGTATCATTGGATCGCCATTCAAGCAGTGGTCTCCATCGCTCACATTAAGTGTTATTGATGTCTTGCCTCGGTATGTTATGTTTCCGCTGATATTCATGACTTTTCCTCCAATTCGTCAATCATTTGCTTAAGCTCTCCATGCCTAGCAGAACACTTAACTTCGTGCGTGCGATACCATCTAAGGCTAAAGCCGATAGCCTCGCAGAACTCAAGCAGGGTATAGCCTTTGTTTCTTATCTTGCGGGTTAATGGGTTCATATAGTGCTGTCCAGTATAGAGCTTAGAAAGAATTCTTCTGAGATACGTCCGCGCCTAAGAAATTCATAAAGGGTGTCAAATCTTTCTTGTTGTTTTTTGCTTAATAGAGTTTCATTTAATAACTTGTTCCACATGGGGTTTTCAACGATCGGCGCATCCCCTAGAGCTATTTCACCAATTATATTGGAAATACCTTTTCCTTCTATTGCTGTGCGGGTTCCTTCAAGTGAATCGCCAAAGGTATTTGAAAAACTAACCCCGTCAGAATTAACATTAACGCGAACTTCCTCTGCGCCTTCATTAAAACGATCAAGGGGAGTCTTGCACTTGGCAACCTCACCGGTTACTTTCTTTGCATCAATAACCGCGTCAATATCCTTAATGCAGCGGCGCATCATTTTCTTTGCATACATCGCTTGCGGGTCATCGCCTATAGATTTAATGCGTGCGTTTACTTTATTACGTATATGTAGTAGTTCTTTCATTCTTATTTCCTCGTTGTATTTACATTGTTTGCATTATATTACGCTCACATTTGCATCATTTCAATTGATCATTTTCGTCGCAATGTGACATTAATCGTCACTATTTGACCTTTAGCGCATATATGGTAAAATCAGCACAATTAACGGACAGGTAATAAATTATGAATTTCGACGACTACGAACTAAGTGACGAAGTAAAAGCAAAGATTCAAGCTGATTATGATGCTGACATTAAGGGTTTAAAGGCAAAGAACTCAGATTTGATTGAGCGTGAAAAGTCTATTAAGGACGATCTTGAAAAGGTTCAACTTGATTTTGCCACTGCTGAGCAGGATGCCAAGATAGCCAAGGCTGAAATCGGCAATAACGTTGACGCTTACAAAGCTGCGTTAGCTGAAAAAGATGCTTTAATCGAATCAACAAAGCTTGAGTTCGCAGAAAAAGACAAGGCACGC